ATTCTACATGCTTCTCCCACCCTACTACATGTTGTCATAATGTCAGAAGCATATCCTAGACAACCTATATTTAAACCAACTTCTTTTATTTTTTTGATTTGTGGATATACCATTACGCCATTGAATGAAATTAAAGAAATAAACTCTAATAAAAATTGTTGACAATTTGTTTTTTTTGTACTATCTGAAATGCCCATAAACCTCATTATTATTCTGTGTATTTTTTTGAACAATGCGAATGTTTCTGAATTTTCTGTTACAAAAATGAAAGCATAATCATCAGAGTGTTCCATATGATAAAACTCACTTGTATCATCTGGGTACAACTGCTTCCAAACTTCTCTTGTTAACTCTGAACAAGCTACTGCCTTGCTTGATGATAGATAATTGAACATTCCTTGTAAAAAATTCTGTGTACTCTTGTAGATTGGATCTTTTAATTTTTCTGTGACTCCTGGTATATTAAAGAATACATTTTTCAATAAATCTGTCGGAATATAAATATCTTTATTTCCCCATGCCATAATAACTTCCTCCAAAAGTAGTAAAAGATCTGGCTCGATTACTGTAGAAAAACCTTGTGTAAATTTAAGTAAGCATTCCATAGTTTCTGCAGCAGACCACTTTGTACAATCTCCATTGCAATAGAATATTTTTTTTGATTTACCTTTTGTGTTTAGAAGAGCTCTATCAAGCAAGTTTTGTATATTATACATTTTTTTGTCACCTGATACTGATATCATTTCTTCTTCTAAATCTGTACAAATTACTTTAAATGTTTGCTCCAAAACTCTTGCCATTGCCTTTGCACCATGATTTATTACATAAAATTCTCTTTTTGCACCATATTGTGCTTTAATACATATATCTGTTGCAACTCTTGAATCATTGTGATTTATATTCCACATTGCAAATTCTAATGTCGTCTTTATGTTTGTAGTTTCTAGTATGTCTTTTGTGCTATCATGTACCTTACATCGATTAGTTCCAGATAGTACAATCAGATTATCCTTGTTTTCTTTCTTTTTTGTAGCGATTTTAAATGAATATGGAGTGATATCTTCATCGTTTGTTAATTCCCATAGTTCCTTTTGTTTCCTTCTCATCTTTCTTGTATCTCCTTTAAACTGTGATACAAACAGTTCATCAAATTCATTTATAACTGATTCTCTTTTTCTTTCTGGGATAATAGACTTTGTGCTGTTCATATCTAGTATTGTGTCATCTCTGATTATTACGTTTATTTTGTTTTTCACACTTTCTTTGTTAAGTCTGTTCACTACGATTTCTGCACCTACATTTGTTGCTAAACCCCAAAATCCTACACCATTATCAGTACTTAAGAAATCTCTAACATCCTCTTCTGTCAATAATAAACCTTTTTTTCTGTTGTAACTTAAATCATCATATTTTTGTTGATATTTGAGTATTGTTTTAAACGCCTTGACATATTCATGGTACGGTGTTGATGGATCTTTATTTGTATGCACATATAAAAACATATCATCAAGTAAGTCTTGAATGGATCTAATTTTTACACCAGGATAGAGCATTGAAGGTAAATTTATACTTCCTCCTAAACTGAATTGTTCCCTAGTTTTGCCAAAAAAAGAAGCAGACTTGAATGTTACACCATTTCTCTTAAAATCACTTCTAAATTGTTCAAATTTTGGTAATGTATTTAATATAAAACATTCAAAGTGTGTCTGTATAGGTTTTGTATATTTATCAAGAATGAATTGTTTACAATCTGCAAAGTCGCTGAAGGCATCCATATATAGATATCTAATGTCTGATAACATTTCTGCAAACAATTGACGGTGAGAGATGGAAACCAAATAACGCATTGAAAAGATAACTTTTGTTTCTGCAAATACAACATCAAGATCTAAATTCGACACTCTACTTTCACTTAATCGTCGCTGGAAAGATGCAAATGTTGTGCTAATAACAGAATAAATCTGATCTAGATGGAAACCTAACCGTTGGCTATTCAATCTTCTCCATTTGGTGCAATGAATCTCGTTATCTGTGTTTTTAGAGTTGAAAGTATGAATGAAGCCATACAGTTTCTTTTCTGTATCTGTTATGGCACCAAATTTAAATATCATAAATGATCTACCGACATCTTTTCCTCTATCTTGTATACCGTGTTGTACTAAATAAAGAACACTCGGAATTCCAGAATTGAAAATACTAAAATTATTATGTTTGAAAGTAAGGTTCTGAAAATGCAGCAATTGGTTCAAATGCCTTGTTAAATCTACCATATTTGATAATAAAGGTGTAAATCTTAAACAATTCAGAAAAATCCTAAAATCTGCTAATGCTTGTTCCTTGAGTTGTTCAAATAATGGAGCATCTTTTCCAGGCTTGTACAACATCCTAAATATTTCTTCAGGTATTTGTTTATCAGTCTCTGTCATCAACAACTTTATATATCTTTCTATCTCATGATCGTAAGTAGATGGGTCTATACAAGATAGTTTATGTTGACCTGATTTAACCTGAGAACTTTTTTCTAACTTTGATTTTAAATAGTCTGATTTAGACATATTTGTTTTTGACTTGCGTAATTCATCAACGCATACATCTGTTAGTGTTCCAGAAACTGTTAATGTCTTTCGAGTTTTTGAAAAAACTTCACCTGTTTTTATATTCGCTTCCTTCAAACAAAAATCAATAAACGTATCTATTTTCCTATCTTCTCCATCTGATCTCTCCTTCATTATAGTTTTGTAATAATTTTGGTATTTCTTTCTCATTTCCGGTTCTGTTTGAGTTGCAACAGGAACACTATTATTAAATACATTCATTGTTTCTTTATGTTTTAGTAAGTTAGCAAATGATGAGAATAATGATGATAACGGCATGTCAAATTTGCTCAACAAATTTATTTGCAATAACAGCAAATCTTGTTCTGTCTTCCATCTTTTCCCTTTTATTAGGACATTTTCAACATCAATTGGACTGTAGAATAAAAAACTTGGTTTTGGTATGTCTTGTTTTTTATAACATTTAAAAATATTTTCTTTACATGCTTCAAATGAATTCTTATAATTGCCAGATTCCATGATCTCTAATGAATAATTTATGTTAATTTGTTCATCGTTATCTAGTATATTTTTTACTGTATCGGCAATAATCTTAACTTTGTCTTGCAGTGGTAACGATTCCCTAGGATCCTTGGGTAGATAATCTTTAGAACTTCTCATCTTCTTTGAAAATTTTATCTTGTAGTCATCTTTATACATGCCCAAATAATGTAGCTCTTCCACTTGTGCTAATATTTCCTTTGTATATCCAAGTTGTTCTACCTGTCTTAAAAACTTGCTAATTATTCTTTCAGTTACAGAAATGTATTTTAATTTCCAGTCAATGCATGAGTTTAGGTTAAACAAGGTTTCAAAATCTGTATCAAACCCTACATAGTGAAACACTTCTATATCTTCTTCAATCAAATCCTTGTATTTGAATTGTTTCTCATCAATAATTCTTTTATTCATTGAGAAGGACAATTCTACCACATAGGTCATAGTTGTGTTATCTTCATTAACTACAGTAAACAGTAAATCTGGAGTTAAATTTTTCCATACTGGCTCTTTTATCACCTGAATACCTTGAGTTGTAAGTTCATATTCTATGTTGTTCAACCACATATCATGACGATACTTTAGCAGTGTTTTCAATTGTTGAGATAATTGAACAGGATTTTCCAATTGTTCATGGATCACGCTCAATTCTTCAAAGTGATGAACAAAATCAGGAAAATTCTGCTCAGTAAAGTATTGCATAGTCATGTTGTAAATTTTAAAA